GGGGGGGGGATTTTTCTCATTATATTTGTATTTCAATTTCTTAAACCTATTAAAATTTACGTTATGAAAAAGATGTTACTTTTATTTGCGGCTATTATTGCAATGTCTTTTGTTGGATGCGATAAAGACAATGATGAACCAGGAAGCGATGAACTTGTAGGGACGAAATGGTTTTATGAGAAAGGGAGTGTATTAAGTTCATACTTTTGGCAAGAAGACATAACATTTAATTCTGTCGATAAGTTCACTTATCATTACATGGAATTAACGAATTTGGTTGCAACTGATGAGGGCGAGGCGACAGGATCATATAAATATAATCCTCCTGTTGTAACAGGTAGCGTGACGATGGACGGAGTTAAAGCAAGCATGAGGGGTGAGATCAATGGTTCCCAAATGACCGTTTATATCAATGGGGAGAAATACGGTATTTATCAAAAAAAGAAATAATGAAAAAACTTTTACTTTTAACGATTATTTCAGTTGTCAATTCATTATCGGCCCAGAGAATAGCAGTCAACGAAATTGATAAGTTTACAGGTGCCAAAATTGTTGAAACCAGCACTTTATTAACCAAAGCTCCAGATGTGACGTTTAAATTGCGGAAAGTTAACGATTCGCTGTCAATGCGCATCTTTATTGAAAAGATTAAAAGAGTTGAAATAAAGGATTCGTCTGCATCTATAATATTGCTTGTAAAAGACGGGGATAAGATCGGCTTACAGGGTAAGATCGAATACTTATCTTCCAAAGAACGCAATCATTCTATTCATTGGGGAGCAGGCATTTCAACAGGAGGGGCTATAAAGGTATCAAGTGTGACAATTGATGTTTATATACCTGATGATGTATTCGCAACATTATGCGACAATGACCTTACAGACATACGGATAACGGTCAACGGGGCAAACATTGACCGCTCATTAGTATCATATTCATATTCGAAGAAGCTTCGAAAGATGTTTAATCTTATGCAATAAATTCACGTTATGAAAAAAAACATTTTTTTATTGCTGTTTGTTTTTGCATTAACCGAATACACAATAGCACAGACAACATCAAAAGGTTTTTTGCAGAGTGATTTAAAAAACATAGATGGAAGATCTAATCGAGCGGCTATTTTTTGCGCTGATTTGGAGGATTTTTGGATAACAAATACCGATGCTCACGACTACTTCACCGCTCATCTTGATTCTATTGGAATGAATAGTGATGTAGTTAAGCAAAAAGCAATCGTAGATAGTATATATGCAAGGCTGGGGAAGGAATACATGTTTATTAAAGGTGATTACCGTGACTATCCAACAATCATGCAATATAAAGCTGGTAAAATATTACTTCTTCAAGCCTTACGTGGAACATCTATCTATAATGAAGCTAAATTAAATGAATACGAAATGGTAACAAAGACTGTTTCAGACATAGCATTACCCATTGCGTATAAAATTGCAGACTGTATTCCCGATGATATTCAATACATCGGGATTGCAGTGGCATATCCGTATCGAGATTTGACAGAAAAGTACTTAACTTTAAATTTTGGAGGAAGTATTGTGTTAGCTATTCCTACGTCTGCATTAAAGGATTATGCGCATACATATATTACTGAAAACGAGATATTAAATCAATCAGATGTATATGCATGTAATAAAGACCATCCGTTTAGGCGCATCAAAATAAACTAAATTCGGGGGAAAATTAGTTAAATATTATAAACCGAGGGGTCCTCGGTTTTTTTGTTTTTTTTCTTTGTGCGTTCAAAAATAATTCTTACATTTGTAATGCTAACACATATTTGAGGGCGCAAAGGCGCACCTGTATGGTGCTTTTTTGTACCAATATTATACAGCGGTATTTCACCCCGTGCTATTATTATAATGATAATAGCGCTCACCCTCAAGAGTGTGTTAGCAGCGGGTCAGAGAAATGCCGCTGTTTTCATTTCTCATAAATGCTAACACACCATGTCTAACAACACAACCTACGCCAGCCGTCACACGGACTGCGGCTTCGCGATGGAGGTCATTTCCGACTCCTTGTCTATCTACAAAGTCTCTAAACGAGGTAATGAATCGCTGCTTTGCATCAAGAACAGCCATGACGAAATCACCGTTACCCTTCGCCATGCAAAATTACTTCTTGAATCCCTATCCCGTCTCATCGAAGACCGCACCGTCACCGGCCCGCAACCGGTCTACAACTTCAAAGAATGCGTTAATGCTGGTAGAATCGTTAAAAGGGGGTAGACATGAAAGTATCTGATTTGCGAGGCATTATGCGTATAGCTTGGCAGATGTGCCGGGCGACGGGCGAAGCCTTTGCAAAGTGCCTGCACAAGGCTTGGGAGTTATTCAAGCTCAAAATGAGAATGCGCACCAGTATCGTGCAGTTCTGGTATATCAAATCGAGCACAGGCGAATTGCGACAGGCATTCGGCACACTCAAAGACGACCTTTGCCCCAAAACGAAAGGCTCCAACCGCAAGCCGAACAAACACCTGTTCACGTATTACGATACAATAGCCGAAGGCTGGCGGTCATTCAGAATGTTCAACCTTGTAAAAATCGCGTAGCCATGAACACACAGATATTTCAGTATAACAATAATCCGGTGACCTTCCGGATGGATGGCGGCATTACCTATGTATCGGCCACTGAAATGGCAAAACCGTTCGGCAAGCAACCTTATGAGTATTTACGCTTACCATCTACAAATGAATTAGTTAAGGCCATTGCGGGAAAATCCCGTATTGCTGAAAATCAAATAGTTAAAAGTGTGCGCGGTGGTCTTAATCCCGCCACCTGGCTCCACGAAGACGTAGCCCTTGATTTTGCACAATGGTTGAGTGTAGATTTTCGTCTTTGGTGTCTTGACAGGCTCAAAGAACTGCTGAAGTACGGCATCACAGCCACACAGCCGACCATAGAGGCTATCATTGACGATCCGGATAATGCGATCAAGCTGCTTACGGCGTTGAAGCAAGAGCGGGCCGAGCGTCAACGCCTGGCCGAGCAGAACGAACTACATAGACAACAGCTTGAAATGGCGGCTCCTAAAGTTCAGTATTACGATACCGTCCTGATGAGTGAAAGCACGTACAACACTAATAATATTGCGAAGGAGTTCGGCATGTCCGCAAGGACTCTGAATAGCATATTGCAGTCGAAAGGCGTGCAATACCGACAGGGCGGTCAGTGGTTGTTGTATCACAAGTACCAGAACCGAGGATTCACTAAGACGCATACGTATGCTTTTACCCGCCTGGACGGATCTACCGGGACATCCATTCAGACAGTGTGGACTGAGGCTGGGCGAAAGTTCATTCACGAACTGTTAGGGAGTTAACAAGATGGGGGATTATAACTTCACTGTCGCCGACGTGCTTAAAAGGCTGTCGGAAGATCAACAGTTCAGGGAGCAATTTCTATTGCTGATCGACGAATTGATAAGACTATTGAGGCTACCCGCAGATAATGCGAATTGAATAATGACAGGGAGGAATTTAGCCTCCCTGTTTTTGTAAAACATTCACATATTTTTTGTTCTCTTTTATCCAATACGGAAGTTTACCCCGTTTTGCCGCATCAAGAATACGATCCTCATTTTCATTAAGCCAATCATTGTAACCTGATGGCGTATCTTTGACCTCGTTTTCGGGCTTCTCCCACCAATCCTTATTTGTCCCCTCGTTAGCAAGGATGGGTACGGCATAACAACCGCAAGCTGTATGCCATCCGATGAACTTAAATGTTTTCGGATACCTTCCTTCCATTTGGTCGCAAATCTCCAAAGGCGCACGTCCTTTTTTAAAGCGCGGATACCAGTATTTTGCCAACCATGTGGCATGTGATTTGGATGTTTTAATATCGATGCCTACGACAAAATCAAACTGCTGCCACCGGATGTAATCGGATTCCCTGTATGCCGTATTTATGACCGTGCGGGTCATTCTAATTGCGTTCTGGTACGACGACCGGTAAACTCCTTGCCCGGGATGATATGTTTGGGCATTTTTCGACAATACGAGATTCCCGAATTTATCGCGCACCCGGCGAAACAGTCGATCTGGTTCGTTCAAATATTGGCGAACGTCTTGACTCATACGTGCCGCGCTACGGCCTTCGCTCAAACCTACCGACAGAGTTAGTTCGATCTGCTCTTTGAATTGAGTTGTGTATTTCCAGACCCTATCCGACAAGGTGTGCCCGTAAAACTTTTGCCTTCTGAAAGCCGCTAAAGCCTGTTGGTTGTGCTGGAGATAAGCCTTTTTAGGGGAGTCTGTAAGAGATAGAACCCATTCGTCATTCTTGGTGTTTGCGAACGCCCATTCGGAAGCAATGCCCCCTGTGATGATTCCGTACAACTGCGATTTAAAGTTCGTCAGAATAGCATTCGTATTTTCGCTCGACTGTTTTGACGACGAGAAGGAGAATAATTTCCCTTGTTCCGGATTGTAATCGTATTTTGCGCCTAATTGCAATAATTCGACCGCCGCAATACCATAGAGAGCGTCGATATTGCCAACATATTCAGCAATATGATCCTTGTGCTCTTTTTCCCACTTCTGATGGTCGAATTTATCGCGTGCCAAATCTTAAAGTTTAAAATGATGGCTCTATAAGGTTATTCATGGATTTAGCCGCCCGTTCTTCCTCTATCTGCCTTACTTCATCGTCAACATTGTCAACAAGTCCCACCAACGCAACCCCCGTTTTAAGTGATGCGACAGGCATCCCACAGGCATCGGTCGCATTCTTGATTTTCTCAGCCATGTCGTCAATAGTGAAAGGCTGTATCTCTGTTTCGATGTCAATAGTCTGTGAGGCTTGCATATATTCCGCATTGAGCGAGCCGATAGCGGATACAAGGAAGTTGTATCGCCGCTGGATATGCTCGCCGATAACCTCTGCGTGATTGTCAATTGCAAGGTTTGTACCCATAAAAAGAAACTGGAAAGCACGGCCGGACGGGACATCACCCAGCCCCTTTAAGGCCTCAAGGGAAAGTTGCGGCGTGTTAGTAAGTTGATAGGCCTTATTCCAGAGGCTATCCAGTTCCAGTCGTACAGCGTCGCTGGCTTGATCCCAGTTCAAATAATACACTTTACCCCCATTGGTGATTTTTATGAGACGATTTTTGCCTGACTGTTGCGGAGTGCCATGTATTTCGCCTTCGAGTATTAAATATGGGAAAAAACAACGATCAATGCAGTCCGCGAAGTTCGACATAAGTCGTTCTAATCGTTCCCGAATGGGTTTAATGTTATGACAAAGCGGTTTTGAACGCCACGAGTAAATTGTAGGATTTTTATCGAACCCATGTCTAAATTCACTAACCTTTACCCAATCTGCATCCATGCGCCATTTATACACTTTATCATCGGTTACGGTCATAAAAAACAGGGTTTCCGTGCCGTCAATATCTTTCACCGAGTATTCACGGCTCAATGCAAGATAGTCGCCGGTGTCATCGAAAAACGGGTATAATTTATCTCCTTTGAATGGCGACCATATGGTACATCTAAGTTTGAATTTGGGAATTACGGTTCCTCCGAAGGTCTTTTTGACTTGTTCGAGTATTTTCCGCCAAAATCCTTCGTCCTTGACCACATACCAATATTCCACAGCCTCAGTCTCGGAAAACCATGAACGGACAAGACGCTTGTTTACATAGCGCATTTTATTCTTCCGGGTGACGCTGTTTACAATAGATAAAAGAGCCTTTTCTTGGTCGTTGTTCGGCTTACAGTTAATTTTAGGATCATTGCCTACGAGCCAAGCCGTATGGATGTTCGTAATATCCTGCTCCAACGGTAGCGTGATGCGGTTTGTGGGGTTAATGTCGTCTTTTTTGTAAGTAGGGGGGATTGTTTTACCCGTTTTAGGATCTTGTCGTGATTCTTCTACGATTACCTTGTTGTCGGGACGAATGTTTTCGTCCATGACTTCATGTTTGTCAGGGTCCCAATCATTATAAAGAGCCTGCACATCAGGCAAAGGCGTGCGGCGATACTTGAGATAATTAATTTTTTCAGCCTCCGAAGGGAGGGCGAGTATTTCCTCCAATGTTTTCATGTCGTTTCGTCGGTTTTGGGGTCCTGCATCTACGCAGGATTATCAGTAATTAAAAATATCCTTCGTAACTTTTGGGAGCCTTATAATTTTCCCTGAATTCCGCAGTGCCGGTCAGCGCATCCGGCGCATCGTCGTGAGCATTCTTCCCTTCTTTCGTGTATCCTGTTATGGCTCGATAAAATTCCGGCCACCTTCGATCCCATCCGGAGGGGAAATAGGTGATATTATTCACATCAGCCGACTTCGTGAATATCCGTACTTGTTTATTCTCAGTCTGAGCGAACCACGAAATACGGGTCTTACTATTCCCCATCAGGCGACATTGTCTTTCTACATTCCGGGCAAAGCCACGTCCCCCGTTATTACTTTCAATATTAGCTACTTCTATCCGATGTTTAGAAAGCATTTCGGCGGTCGCGGGTTCCGTGTACTCCATAGGTTTTTTTGTATAAAGCACGTCGATCACATAGTTCCCTTCAGGCTGCTCTACATAACAAATGGCACACAGGTAATCGTCGCCGGTATCTGCTGTATCCACATAGGCTTTACGCATAGAGTCACTCGCATAAGGTATTATCTCGTATGTTTTGAACTCCCGGTACATCAGCCCTTCGGCGGGCTTGGGATCTTGCATATACTGCGTATTGAAAGTAAATTCGTCCGCTTCTCGATAGGCCTTCAGTTTCTTCAAAGGGAAACGAGCCTCCCATAGCGCATGCTCGGAAGGCATCCCTTCGTCAACTATTGCCGGGAATTTAACCACATCCCATTCTCCGCCTTCATCTATAGCCCCCTCGCGTTGTAATAGATAGCCACAGAAATCGTCTACGGCAAGCCGTTGGGCGGTCACAATTACAGGGGTGCGTACATCGTTAAGACGGTTTTTGAACGTAGTCGTCCACAATTCACCAATCCTTTCTTTAGTAGTATTAGAAAAGCTGTCTTGAGCCTTCATAGGATCATCGATAAGCATTGCTCCACTGAATTCCTCAGACCCTAATTTACCGCATCCGAACCCCGTAATTTGCCCCATAAAAGGCGCTGCATAGAATACTCCGCCCCCCGATGTAGATATACTTCCCTTTGCGTTATTCGATAGCTCGACGTGCGGGAAAAAAGCCCGATAGTTCGGATCTTCCATGATTCTGCGAATATTCGTCGCATTACGGGTCGTAAGCTCATCGCTACTGGATAGGTGCATGAATTCCGAATGCGGATTGATGGCAAAGCCCATCGCAGTGAAGGCTACCACTGCCAACTCCGTTTTTGAGTGGCGCGGCGGGATGTTCAGTATTAGTCTATTGGTGGGGTGTTCGCCTCGGAGTACTTGATCCAGTTTCCGACAAATTTCCCGATGATGCTGAGATATCAGAAAGGGACTCCTATTCACCGCCTCAAACATCGTAGCGGCAAATGTCAGAGACCCTTCTTTGAGTAACAGGTCGCCTACCTTCGAATAATCATCCATCGGTCTTTCCTTCTTTTATCAACTGGAGCAATCTGTCTGTACTTAACGTAGGTTGCGGAATGTCGTTCCCTTTGCTGTCCGTATTAGCTATTTTTGAAGGTGCATTATAACCAAGCATATTCACGATACTATCGAGCGATTTCTGTTTGTCATAACAAACGATTTTTACTTGTTCGTCAATAATGATCTCCCCCTCATCAGTAACCCGCTTGGTTTGTTTAGTCTCAACCGACTTGATACACGCTTTTTCATCTTCCGTAAGGACTTCAAACTCCTTGAGCGACATCCATCCACTTCGAATACGGGTAGCATCGGAGAATGCGATCTTTTGGTGTTCGCGAACAATCTGGAGAGCTGAAATGCCGGCGGCCTCGGCAAGGTGGCTCTTGAGATAATCTATCCGCCCCGTTACTGCCCCGTTATGAAGTAATTCTCCTGACCTTTTCCAAATCGTTTCTTCGCTCATGTTCGAGCAGTCATAGGCAAAGCGATACGCCTCGGACGCGTTACCGCATTCGAGGTATTTGTTACAGAACTTCTCCTGTTTTATCGTCAATCCCTTCGCCATTTAACTATCCGTTTTTATCCTATCGTTATGCCACTCCATGAGCCGAATAAATACCGACTCCACCTGTTTGCGGAAATGCCGATATTGAGAATACCAGAATGCCGCACTTGCCCCGATATTGCTGATCGCTGTAGGGGATTTGTATCGAAATAACTTCTGAAGTTCATTACGAACACCTGTACGTATTTTACCGCCGGCAAGCGTTGCAGGAGAGTACAGGTATAGGATAATGAATACGAATTGTTTCTTCAGGCGACCGGACTGTTTAGACTGACTTTTATCATCGGCGACAATTCGCCTGAACTCGTCATAAAGTAGGGGTATCAACGACATATCCGAAAATTTAGGCTTGCTCAACAGAGCCTCTTTTTCGATGGCGTCCCGCTTTACGAACTTCACGTATTTAAGTTCCGATATCTCCTGAAACATAGGTGTAAAACCTTATATTGCAAAGGTCAGTACGTCCGGCGCATTATGCAATAGTTTCGAAAAAAAATAGCACCTTTAGGGAAAGAATAACACGGGGAAAGTATGCGCTTAATTTAGCTCTTTCATCCTATTGCAAATGCCATACAATCGATGGCAGAGAAAACGCGCATCTCCGAACTTATCACACATTTGGAGAGAAGGGTTGCGGGGGTATTTTACCCCCGCAATTACCCCTCTAAAACCTGAAGCAGTTCCTCTTTTATCTGTTCAAATTTAGGCTGGGGTAATTCTGATTCCAGGTCTTTGAGTAACTCTTTTATTTTACTGTCCCGATCCTGCGCTTCATAAGCGCAAATATCTCCTTCGTTGTTCATATCAATAGTCTTTACATTTACAACAAACAAAAGGGTGTATATATTCCCATAGCAGGGAATTTAGATTGCCGGTCAGGTAAGCAACATCTTCGCCGCCTATCTTAAGCCCTTCGGCAGCGGCGATGTGATCGGTCAAATGCCTTAATTCGTGCTCGAACGAGTTTAAGAATTGCGCCGGCGACGAACTCCGGGCTACGACCATAACCGACCGGTGCGAATTTGAATAAGTCAACCCCGTATCCAGTGCACATTGGGTCATATTATTGTAGGCCCTGTTCATAATATCGGGCGGGCATCCGATCCGGGATAGGGAGTCCATAATCTCGTCCGTATAGTAGCAAGTAACGGCAAGATATATTCTTATCTTCCAATCGTATTTGCGTATGCGTACCTCTGCGGTAATCATTCTTCGATATATTTTTTTATACGCTTACACATCTTCCGACGTACGAACCTGGGTAAGAAAGTAGCTTCCTTGTCGACATACTCCAATAACCGCTGATGATCGCTGGGGGACATGCTGCCGATGACCGACCGGAGGCTTTCACCGGCTAATAATCTTTGGGCATACTCGTTCATTTCTTCGTCTTTTTAGGTTGTTCGTCTTCCTGATCGTCCTTGCCCCAAAGGACATCGACGTTCAGATACAAAATCAGCCAAAGCCACTGCACGAGCGTACAATTTTTGCACTTATCTTCTTTCCCTTCAATGAAGTCGGACACACGTCCGGCTATTTCAAGCACATCGTCATCGCCTTTAGCTATGGATTTGGAATAATCCAGGATATACTGTTTCAATTCTACTTCTTCCATGATCTTTATATTTAATTTGAATAAAATAAGGGCACTCCGACATGATTCGGAGTGCCCCGCCGGTTACAGAAATTCTTCCCAGGCAATAGGTTCCCCCTTTCCTATGCAATCCGCATAGTACCGGGTAAGTGCGATGCCGTCATAGCCGTCCGGATCATCGATGTAAGCCTTCACATACTGCAAAATGGCAGCTTCCGAGGCTAAAGGTTTCGGATAAAAGTCCGAATAGGCCATATTAGCGACGTACATACAGTCGTATCCCTTCGCTTTCTCAATTGTAATTCCATTACGTTCGAGGGCCTGTTTTACCTGCTCGTGATCCCAATGATGACTTGTGCCGTCGGTATTCTTCATCCTCTGGGGGTTGGTTGCATACTCGGCCAGCTTTTTACTGAAATGCCAGCCGTGATTGGAGAGGTATTCTCTCATACCTTCCGGCAATGCTTCGTAAACATCAAGCCGTCCCATAACCTAATACCTTCTACGCCTGTATTCACCGGCATACGGCCCGGTACCCTTGACTCCGCGGCGATCTCCGTAGCCCTCCCCATCCATGCGGCGCATTTCATAGTCCCCGCGCGGATAGTCTGAACGATCTCCATATCGACCGCTGTCCATCATTTCTCGACGCATATCCTCGCGGCCTTTTTCATAGGCTTCATCGAGCATATAATCCACGTCTTCTCGTTCGCTGCCTCCGTGAGCGCGTCCGATTACCATACCATTCCAACTCATAATCATTTAGCTGTTTTTGGTGTTCCTTGTTTATCGAAAAGGCCCTTTATATCCTCCAGGCTCGGAACCGAACGAATGATACTCTTTATTTCGCTCAATTCGTTGTTCAGACGCTTGATCTCTTCGTCCTGAGCCTTCGCTTTCGCATAGGAAGGATCGAGATCCTTTAAAATCTGATCGTAGGCTGCCAGGTTCGCTTTGTGACGTTCGAACGAATTGATGATATCCGAACTCTCTTTCTGCGCCGCTGTGATAGCTGGCATCAGACCTTCGCGCGTCATGGAGACGGTAAGCCCATCCTTCGATACGACATCCAGATTAACCGGCACTCCCCAGGGTTCGTTGTTCTCAATAGTAATATTGATGTACTGCTGCTGGAAGGGCGTCAGTTGTCCGGGTGTCGGCTGCGGATAGTACGGCACGCCGACCTCCTTGACAGCCGCCGTATAGAATTTCGGAGTTTCCCGTGTGTCGAGCACATATACAGATGATCCTTTTCTCAAATTTTGGAACATGATTTTTAATTTTTAGGAAAGCCCAGGGGGATTGCCTCCCTGCGCTTTCGTTTTTTTTTTACTTTGAATTTTTACTTGCTGCAGGTTCAGCGGATGCAGTCGGCGCGGGGGCCGCTCTTGCTGTAAATTCCAGAAAACGGATTATGCCGTTTCGCTTATCGATATAGGCAAGGCGTTCGGTGCTCCCCGTAACATCGGCTCCCGTGACATTACTGTTCTTGCTATCTACTACCGGAATTTTCGTTGTTCCCGTGGTAGTATCGGCACTGGAAACCGTAGACTGGCCGTTGTTCGGCACTGCGATTGTTACCGGAAGGGACTCGCCTCCCGCCGGCGCATCTGCATGTACACTGAGCAAGACCACGCTTTTGCATGGCAAAGCATTGTAACAGATAGGGGAAATCCCGTAGTCCACCGAAGCATCGGTAATCTGTACTGCGTTAGTCCGGAGTTCATAAATCCCGCCTACATCCACTCTGGGGATAAACGATCCCGGAAAAACAACTCTAAAGTCTGCTCTTGGATACATAATCACCTCCTTTTTGCTTAGATTACGGCATTCGCAGCGCATCCGCAAAACGGAGACGAAGCAACGGCCACCGTAGGCGTGTAGCAACAATTCGGATTCTGAACCATGTAAGCCGGAACCGGTGCCGGGGCTTTGAGTTGGCTGACGATATTCGCAGTCTGGTACTGCAAGCTGGCTGCCGTAGCAAGCTGTGAGTTCTCGCGGCTGAGTTCGTCGATACGATCCTGCAAACGGGCTTTTTCCAGCCAGCAGAACTTATCGTTGATGATCTGCGTCTGTGCGTCGATCTTCGCTCCGATGATGTTGAACTGCGTGTTGGCCGTAGATTGCAGCGCATTGGTCTGGTTGATCGTCGCGAGCTGATTCTCGTAGCCCATTTTCACGATGTCCTGGCGGACGTTGCAGCAACATTCGGCAATCTGGTTGCCGATCTGACAGCCCATAGACTGAATGGAGTTGATAATCTGCTGTCCGCTCATTCCGATCTGACCGCCGATTTTATCCACCGATCCCTGAAGGCTGCAAATCGCGCCCTGAAGCTGCGTTGTCGAACAGTTCAGCGAGGCGGCCAGTTGGTTGATCGCTGCGCCGTTGCCCTGAATTGCATTCATCAGCAATTCACGACCCGCATCGTTGTTAAGTTGTGCCGGAAGACCGTTAGCGCCATTGTTGCCAAAACCGTTGCCGCCGAAGCCGCCCCAGCAGAAGAACAGCAGGATAATCCAGATCCACCAGCATCCGTCCCCGCCGAAACCATTCCGGTTGTTGTTACCGTTCATCAGGGCCGCAACGAGGTTCGGGTCCATACCCTTGTTCTGCATCAGCGCCGGAATCATCGCCATGATGTCAGATCCCTTAGACCCGCCGTCGCCGAACATAAAAATATCTTTGTCCATAGTTATTGATTGATTATTAATTTTCGGCCCGCTTACGTGGGGCCGTTACCGATAGCGCTATGGAACAAAAATAGAAAGGGGCGGCACAGCGCACCACCCCTTTGCAAAATAGTATAAAATGCCTGGTTTACAGTTGTATAAATGTAAAATTAATTCGATTTTTCACATGCGTTTTTCAACATGCAAAGCAGCTCGTTTATCAGCAGCAACAATTCCCGGCGGAATACTTCGTCTTCGCCCATACGTTTGATTACGTCCAGGGCCGTATATTCATACTCGGTCATCGTGAAACAGGTTGTAGATGAATTCGCGGCCCTTTTCCGTCCAGTATAGATGCTGTTTGGTGAACTGTTGTCCGGTCGTGCTGCTGATGTAAGTATGCGTCCTATAACCTTCGTATCCCTGGCCCCGGTATTTCGCATACAGTACGTAGGTATCGCTTTGCCGGTATATAATACCGCGCTTCACCAGCATGTCGTTTAGCCGCCTTGCGCTAACGCCTAATTGATCGGCTATCAGGTTTGTTGTAATCAAGCTGTCCGATTGCAATACTTTATTGTAATATTGCACCATCGGCGCGGCCTTTTCGATTTGCTCGTTTGCCAGTCTGTTTTCTTCAGCAAGGCGCTCCTTCTCGGCCCGCTCTTGCTTCAACTGCGTTGCGAGCTTTATGATCGTATCCGGATCGGATAACACTTCCTCTACTTTCCGGTCGGTCAGGTAGGCCCCGTGTTTGCGGACGGATGGCAGGACTTCGGTCGTCACCCACCGTTTGAACTGTTTTGCGGTAGGTAACTTAGACCCGAAAACAAGGGAGTAGACTCCGGATTCGTTGATAGCTGTCATTTCTCTATTTTGGCTGCCGTCGTGAATCACGACACCAGTTTTATCCTCACTGTCAACGTGCCTATTAATAGCGTCTCTTGGATTAGAATATCCGAGAGCGCAACATACGTCATTAGCTACAAAATATGGCACTGTTTTAACATCGACAACCCGAACACGTCCGAATTGCTGATTATTGAAAATTTGCATGGTGTTCATGTCTACCCCCTTTTAACGATTCTACCAGCGTTAACGCATTCTCTGAAGTTGTAGACCGGTTGCGAGCCGGTAATGGTGCGATCTTCGATGAGACGGGATAGGGATTCAAGAAGCATTTTTGCCTCACTGAGTGTAAGTGTGATTTCGTCAATGCTTCCTTTGATGCACAGCAGGGATTCGTTGCCTTGTTTGGAAACTTTGTAGGCGGACAGAGAATCAGAAATAACTTCCATTGCCACACCGCATTCTAAATGACGGTAGGCGCACATTGATTTGTTAAACATACTGGTTTGAGCATTAAAAATAAATACAAAGGTTTCGTACTGACCCTTTGCTCTACACCAGTAAGGCAGTCGAGGCATTAACCTTCGACAAGGGGGTACGAAACCATATTAATTAGCAAGCATAAAAAATGCCCGCTATGCAGCGAGCGTCAACTCGCCTTACTGGTAATAGAGCATTACAAATATAAGAATGATTTTTTAAATATCAAATAAACCCACACAAATTTGCATTGCTCAATAAAAGGCATTATATTTGTACAATAAAACGTACAAAAGTGCGTACAAATGAAAAAGATTATGGATGCAATTACTATTAGCCCTTCGGAGTTTCGGAACAATCAAAAAAAATACTTTGACATGGCCGAACATACTCGCGTATTTGTGAAGCGCGGGCGTAAACTTATTGAATTAGTGGTTAGCGACGGTATCAGTCTTAATCCATCCCCTTCAGGCGATCCCTGGTTCGACGATCCGCGAAATATCGCCGAACTGTCCCGCCGTATCAAGGAATATGAAGCAGGCAAAACGGAATTTATATCACTTGAAGAAGCGCGAAAGGAATGGGAAAATATAGAATAAGCATAAGCCGGAAGGCGAGTAAGGATATTTGCGCTCATCGTAAAAGTGGAAACAAAGCGATAAACAAACACATAGACCGTATTTTATCTGAACTCGAAGATCATCCCGAAACGGGAATAGGCAACCCTGAACAACTCAAACATGAATATAGCGGTTTTTGGTCTCGGCGGCTAAGTTCGGAACACAGGTTGATATATCGGATAAACGAGGAAACGGTTGAAGTGCTTGTCGTATCCGCCCTGGGGCACTATCAATAGTCAAACCTCTTTATTTTTGATCTTAACCATATCGCTGTACCTGTATAGCCGTTCCTTGCAGACGGGTATCCCGGAACGCGATATTTTCGCGTTGAAAGCCGAATCGGATTTGCCGGTGATTCGTTTCGCCTGCTCATAGTCAACTTTGACATCCCGAAATGCCATAATCACCCTTTTCGCCCTGTCGAGATCATCCTCGGTTATGTTTTTGAAGAATCCCGCATCGAGCATGTCGGCGATCTCCCGTAGTAAATCAGACGTTCCAGCCATAGAATAATCTGTTTTCGCAAAGGTCAATAGGTCCGGGACATTATGCAAGTTTATTGGTCATATAAAATAGCAAAAACCTGTTTGTGATAAAGATTTACTTCCCCGTAATTCCCGTCAAATATCTTTTTTATTTCATACCCATGCTCTATGGAAATGGCTTTTAACGCTCGCCATGAAATTTTTCTCCAGTTTATATGGTGCTCTTTCGCCCATCGTTTAATGGTGTACCAGTCTTTTGATTCGTCGAGCTGTTCAATCTTGGCTTCTAATTGGAGTTGTATTTTTTCTTTTGCTTCCACTGTGTCTGCCAGTTGTCGAAGTGCTTCTGAGTATGTTTTAGGAAGAGCCATTGTATAACTACCCGTCTTACGAATGGCGGGGAGAACTTCCGATGTCACCCATTTTCGAAAAGGTTTAGCGTTAGGCTTATTGCTTCGAATCACAAGCGAATACAATCCACTTTCGGAAATAAACAATAGCGTTCCACCGCGCTCTAACGATTCGTTATACCGCTCGTCATTATCAACATGATCTGCAATAGCTTTACTCGGATTAGAATAACCTAACACATTGCATACATCCAATGCACAGAACATCGGTTCTCCATTAACTTCAGTTGTCCTGATTTCCCCGAATTTTTCATTTCTAAAAATGGCAATATCATTCATAAATAAAAAAATTACAGCTTTACAAAATTACTTTTCATTCCTGCGTTCTTTGATTCGAGCCCGCCGGTCTACCACCTTGCAATAGAACTCCACCCGCCGAAGTTCGTCTATCAGTTCTTTCCTTGTGAAGTTAATGTGAACCGTTGAGTCGTCGCGTCTGCCGCCTCGTCTTCTTTTTATTGAAGGTGTCGTCATGTTTTTCAATATAAAATTTATATCTTTGAGGATGTCTGGGCGGACGTTGGCAGGGACGAACTTTCGGGGGAGTCCTTGCTTTTTTATGCTATCTTGTGAGTCTGGCAGTATTCATAGTCTATCTTCCATTTATCCCATAGTTCGGGGCGTTTTTGCAGGTAGTCATATACCTCCGATTCATCGACCAAAATATCAGTTCCTTTCTTCGTGGTCTTGATAATCCGCTGCCGAATCAAAAACCAGATGCGGATCTCGGCAATTTCCAGCTTCTTTGCGAGCGATTTAATAGTTATCATGTTTGAGTTGCTTGTATTTGTTCATTACTTTGTCTGAATATTCTTCCCCGCCGTTAGGGTTATGGAGTTTTAAGGCCCTTTCGAATGATTTCCCAGGATTGTGGTATCCCTGTATCGTTTCCCATATTTCGATGGATTTTAGGCGGTCGAAACGGTCGGAATCGGCGAATTTGTCAAACCCCATAATACGGTTGGCTTCCTTTACGGCGATGGGCCGTATTTGCAGTACTCCGCCATCGTCGTTTTTACCTACGGCCCGTTCGTTTCCTTTGCTTTCGACGTAGATCAGGGCTTCGATGAATAAATCCCAATCCGAACGGATAATCGGTATAGTCGTTTTAATTTCCGGCGGCGGATCGACTATAATGGAATCAAACCGTATTTCCGGAATCCTGTACGCTATGCGCTCTACCCGAATCAGGATGATAACGAGTAGG